ATGAACATTTAATTGATTTACATTTAAAAGATGATGTGCTACATACCAACATTTGGATTGGCGAAGATGAAGAGTATAAAGTAACAGATGAAGATGCAAATTTTATTTACAATCACTTAAATAAATTACTTGATGATGAAATTGAATTGACAAAGAGATACTACAACGAAGAGAAGTACGAGCAAAATAAATATTAAAATGGAATTAACAGAAAAACAAATCGAACAAATAAGTGGTGCAATAATAACATCATTTGTAAACCTACACTTTTTAGAAGAGGCAAAAGCATCTGGGCTATTTAGACACAGAACAAAAAACAATGTAAAGAAAACAATCGATGACCTAATAGAAATTGAAACGAATTACTATCAGAAAGTCGAAGAGGTGGACGAAAAAGATTTAGGGGATAAATTAGTCGCAAATAAATTAGAGTTCGTTAAATGGCTTCTAAATGAGTTTGATTTTAATGACTTTACAAAGATTCAAGAAGTGTGTATTGCTTACTCAAAAGACAAACCAAAAATGGTTGCAGCATCAGATAAAATAAATCTTGAACACGGAGCAAAAATAATTGAATAATATGAAGCATAAATTAAACTACAATTCAGAAAACGCAAACTATTTATTAAAAGAGTTCAAAGAAAACTTTGAGTTTAATATAAAAAGCAATTCAAGAACACCAAAAGATGCTTATACAAGATGTTTATTTTATAAGATTCTAAAAGAATTCAACGGAATGAATGACAGAATGATATCAGACTTCTTTAAAGAAAAAGGTTCAAGCAAAAACAGAGCATCAATATTCCATTCTCTTTCAAAAATAAATGTTTATTATGCAAGTTACAATGAGTTTAGAAATATGTATAAAATATATTTCAACGACCAAGAAGAAAAAAAACAAATAAAACCTAAAAAGAAAGCTTTTAAGCAAACTATAAAAGAAATTGATACAAGACAAAGCGAAATAGGATTGGATGCTTTAGATACTCTTATAGGTACATTACCTTATGGCTCAACTCAACGTGCAGATGTTACAGAACTTGTAAAGCTACGAATTAAATCTTATGAATGGAAAGCACAAAACAAATATGAAATAATTGAATGTTCTGGTGCATTAGCTGGAACTTGGTAAAAATATAAATATGGAAGATATACAAACACTTGAAGAGTTTAAAAGAATGCAACACAAAGAAGTTCAACAAAGAAAGCAAAACTATAAAATGAATCCAGTTACTGGTTGGATTGATTCAAAGCATTTAGAATCTGGTTACATCAGATATAAGCATAAGAAAAATTGATAGTAATTACTTTTACTATAAGAAAATAGTATAGTATATTTTGTAAATTTGGCATAAAAACTTATTATATATATAATGAAATATTATACTTAAAAACAAAAATATTCATCTACAAAAATAATCAAACACATATAGTATAAATTTAATTAAATAAAGTGGTTTTGGGGTAGCTATACTCTAGAATCACTTTCTTTTTTGTTTATAACTTTCTTATTATTATCTGTATATTTATACAATAATTTTATATATGTTAGAAAAGGTTTTTAAATCACACAATAAATGGATAAATACAGTTCTTAAATTTGGTTGCACCAAAGATGAAGCTGAAGACATTGTTAGTAATATGTATCTTATAATTGGTAGGATGCTAAAAAAAGGTTTAAATATATCCTATGGAGATGATGTAAATTATTACTACATTTATTTAACATTACGAACTTCATTTCAACAAATGTACAACAAGAAGAAAAAAGAAAACAAAGTTTCATTGGATTTGGTTTTAGATTTAGAATCGCAAGAATATATTGATTATGATTCAGCAGATGAAACACTAATAAAAGAATTAGAAGATTTGCATTGGTACGATAAAAAAGTATTCAACCTTATTCAAAACGAATATTCGATTACAGAACTATCAAACAAAACCAGCATTACATATCATTCCTTGTATAATACATACAGAAAGACAAAAGCTAAATTAACCAAAAAGATTTTAGAATGAAGCTAGGAGATTTAATTGAACGCATTACATATTATACTGGTATCAAATGGATAGTTAAAAAGATATTTGGAGAAGATTGTGGTTGCGATAAAAGACAAGAAAACTTAAACGATATTGAATTATGGTAAAATTATATAAAGGCGATTGCCTTATTGAAAGCGATAAAATAGAAAGTGGAAGTGTTGATTTGATATTAACTGATTTGCCTTACGGTAATATGAATACTGATGGCGGTAGAAAATTAGGAATTAACGGATGGGATTTAGCAATAGAACCTAAAAAGGTTTATGAGATTGCAAACCGTATATTAAGAAAAAACGGCAAAATGATATTGTTTAGTCAAGAACCTTACACTACTAAACTAATAACCGAAGCAATACCAAACATACCATTTAGTTATAGGGCAACTTGGGAAAAAGATAATTTTGCGGTTGCTCTAGGTGTTAAAGTTAATATGGTTTCTTTTACTGAAGATATTTTAGTGTTTAGTAAGAACCACGACACGGAAGATTTACACCCTTTAAGAAATTACTTAAAAGAATGTAAGCAAAAAAGCGGAATGACTAATAAGCAATTTAACCACTTATTTAGCGATTACACAAATAAAAAAGGTAATAGAGATAGAAGTGTGTTAGAACATTATTGGGCTGCTGCTCAATTTCATTTACCAACAGAAGAAATTTATAAAAATATATTACAACCTACTAAATTTTTTCCAATACCTTACGAAGAACTCAAAGAAATAGACAACCAATTTAAAAATAAGTTTGCAAGCACCTTTAACCTATGGGAAGGTAAAAAATACAAAAGCAATATATTAAAATACAAAAAAGATTATGACGGACACCATCCAACACAAAAGCCTACATTATTGCTTGAAGATTTAATTAAGACTTTTAGCAATGAAAATGATTTAGTTGTTGATTTAACTATGGGAAGTGGCTCAACTATGGTAGCTTGTCAAAACACCAATAGAAATGGCATAGGTATCGAAATGGATGAAAACTATTTTGAAATAGCTAAAAAAAGAATTGAAGATAACGCTTTAAAATTATTTTAATGGTAGAAGATAGATTAATATGGAACGGAGTAAAGCAAAGAATTACTTCAAAGATGAGCAACGAAGATTTTAAAACAATGTGTAGACTACACGCAAAATATTTCAACCATAAATATTCAGAACCTTGCACTTGTAATAAAACAAGATTAAGACAATGGATTGAACAATTAAACGACAAATTAATATAGTAGATATGAAGCAGAAGAAACACACAATAAACGAAAGGTTAGCACTTGTTGAAAAGGTAACGTATAAATTAGCTTTGGAAGTACAAGCAATAATCAAAGCAATTAACTTGACAAGAGAAGAAGATAAAAAAGAAACCGAATAAAATAGCTGATATTTACTATTATATAATTAGTAAACTAATTTAAACTGATTTGAAAAATGGATAAAAGAGCAAACAATAAAGGAACAAAAGGAAACAAAGGTGGTAGACCATCAAAAGCAGAAGAGGTAAAAATGATTGAAAGATTATCTCCATTAGAACCAAAGGCATATGCAGCACTTGAAAAAGGTGTTGAAGAAGGAGATTTTAAATATGTGCAAATGTTCTACAACTATTATGCTGGTAAGCCAAAAGAAACAAAAGACATTTCAATAACATCTGAACAACCTCTATTCGATTTATAGAATGTTCCAAACAACAACTGCGATAAAGAAATTACACGCTCTTACAAAGCGTAAAAAAGTAATTCAAGGTGGTACGTCAGCTGGTAAAACATTTGGCATACTGCCTATTCTTATTGACAGATGTATAAGAACACCATATTTAGAAACGAGTGTAGTATCTGAATCAATACCACATTTAAGGAGGGGAGCAATGAAGGACTTTCTTAAAATAATGATTGAAACTGGAAGGTATAGAGATGCACATTGGAATAGGTCAGCATTAAAATATACGTTTACAAATGGTTCTTATATTGAATTTTTTTCAGTTGAGCAACCAGACAAATTAAGAGGTGCAAGAAGAAATGTATTGTATTGTAATGAAGCAAACAATATTCCGTTTGAAGCTTACACACAATTAGCAATTAGAACATCTGAAGATATATGGATTGACTTCAACCCAACTGCAAACTTTTGGGCTCATAAGGAGGTCGCTAATCAACCCGATGCAGATTTTATTACACTTACCTATTTGGATAACGAAGCGTTGCCACAAACGATTGTAGACGATATAGAACAAGCAAAGGAGAAAGCAAAGACATCTGAATATTGGAACAACTGGTGGAAGGTATATGGGCTTGGTCAGATTGGTTCACTTGAAGGTGTATGTATAAAAGAATGGCAAGAAATTAAATTGCCTTTAGAAGCAAGGTTGCTTTGTTATGGAATGGACTTTGGATACTCAAATGACCCAACGACTTTGATTGCATTATACAAGTATAACGATGCGTATATATTTGATGAGGTTATATACCAAAAGAAACTATTAAATAGCGATACTTCAAACCTATTTAAAGCACACGATATAAATGCTATTGTGTATGCTGATTCAGCAGAACCAAAATCAGTTGCAGAATTAAGAACACTTGGGCATAAGGTGTTGCCTTGTACAAAAGGAAAGGATTCAATTGTGTATGGTATCAACTTAATCAACCAAAATAAAATATACGTTACAAGCAGAAGTAAGAATCTAATTAAAGAATTGCAATCATATACTTGGATGAAAGATAGAGAGGGAAACACAATCAACAAACCAATTGATGCTTTTAACCATTGTATCGATGCGGCTAGATATGCAATTACATCTCAATTACAAACACCAAACAAAGGAAAATACAATATAAGGTAATGAGAAATGAAGAGATGATAGCTATTGTAGAATGCTACATACACCACAGAACCGACAAAGAAATAAGAATAGCAAGACCAAGAAATAGCAATCAGTTTTTCCTATTAACAAAAGCATATGAAAATTGTAAGGGCTTTTTCATAAAACATTAAATTAAAAGTATTATATATATATGAAGATTGAAATTACCATACCAAATAATCTAAACGAAATTACACTTGGTCAATACCAAAAGTTTTTAAGCATAGCTGAAAACAATAAAGAAGGCGAATTTCTTAATGCTAAAATGATTGAGATATTTTGCGGAATCTCTTTGGCTGATACTTACAATTTAAAAATGAGTAGTGTTACTGCAATTCTTGATGTGTTAAATAATATGTTAGAACAAAAACCTCAACATATTGTGCAGTTTAAAATGGATGGTGTAAAGTATGGCTTTATTCCAGACCTTGACGAATTAACTCTGGGAGAATATATTGACTTGGATAATAACATTTCAAAGTGGGAACAAATTCACGTTGCTATGAATGTGCTTTACAGACCAATTAAAGATAGCAAAGGATTAAATTATAATATCAAAGATTACGATACAAGCGATTCAGATAAAATGAAGAATATGCCTTTGAGTGCTGCGATGGGTTCAATTTTTTTTTTCTACAATTTAGGTCTAGAGTTATCGAGGAATACGATTCTCTATTCGAACAATCGAACGGAGATGGAGGGTATTCAAGAGCAGCTAACTTCGCAACAAAATGGGGATGGTACCAATCAATTTATGGACTCGCTAACGGAGATATTACAAAATTTGAAGATATCACTAAATTAAACGTGCATCAATGCTTTACAATGTTATCTTTTATGAAAGAGAAGTCAGAGATGGAAGCACAACAAATAAAAAATAAGTTTTAAATGAAAGGATTTTATCAAGTAACCGAAACAATAAAAGAGGCATTGCTATCTGATGTAAATGTAAATACTGTTACAACTGGAGATATTACAAGAATTGATTTATCAAAGCAGACGATGTTTCCTTTGTCACATATTATTGTTAATAACGTAGGGAATGAAGATAATATATTACGTTTTAATTTATCTGTTCTTGCGATGGATGTTGTTGACTTTTCAAAAGAAGAAGTAATTGATATATTCAGAGGGAATAATAATGAGCAAGATATATTAAACACGCAATTGGCGGTGCTTAATAAGCTGGTTCAAGTTTTAAGAGGTGGTACATTACACCAAGATTTATACCAATTAGATGGCACACCTAATTTAGAGCCTTTTTATGATAGGTTTGAAAATGAGATGGCTGGTTGGGCATTAACGTTTGATGTATTGATTCCAAATGAAATTGAAATATGTTAGATAATCTTGAGCAAGAGCTAAAACAATTTGCTGAATACGTTGTTAAAGAATCAAGAGCAAATCTAAAAAGGCAAGGAAAAGATAGTACTGGAAAACTGTCAAAAAGTATTGATTCAAATGTTAAGGTTTCTAAAAATAGCTTTGAATTATCTTTCTTAATGGAAGAATACGGAACGTTTCAAGACAAAGGTGTAAAAGGTAAAAGCTCAAGTACAAAAGCACCAAACAGTCCGTTTAGGTTTGGAAGTGGTACTGGTCGAAAAGGTGGTTTAACGGAGGGTATTAATAAATGGGTACAAAGAAAAAGGTTTCAATTTAGGGATAGAAAAAGCGGTAGGTTTTTAAGTTATAAAAGCACAGCATTTTTAATCAGTAGAAGTATTTATCAAAAAGGTATTGCACCAAGTTTGTTTTTTACAAAACCATTTGAGAAAGCATTTAAGGGATTGAGTAAAGATTTGCTTGAGCCATTTAAATTAGATATTGAAACTTTTATGAAAAACACAATAAATAACAAAGCAACAAGATAATGGCAAGAATAAACACAAGGAGTCCGTACTGGTTTAATATTAACGAGGTTGGTATTTCATACGCTATATTAAAACTTTACGTATATACTGGTAATTCAAGTAATGCTCCAACAGAGCCGACATACGAGATTAGAAAGTCGGTTTTATCTGGTCAAGAAACTGTATATTTTGAAGTAGCTGAATTGGTAAGGGATGAATTAGATATTATATTTGATGGCGATTATACTGGTCAAGCGGTTTGGGTTAAGGTAGAAACTTTTGCCTATGATGTAAATGATAACGAGATTGCAGATGACGGAGAAACAATTATAGCGTTTGACGGATATAACTATTATGAAGAACAAATAGCAGACGAAAGCAATGCAATGATTACCAATAGGGAATTGTTTATTTTAGAAGATAACACTTTTAGGTTACCGATTTATACTGGTTTAAATTCTCCAACAGTTGTATTTTATAAAGATGGAGAAGCAATAGCAACAGAAACATTTGTCTATGACCAAGACAGTGCTAATCAAATAAAGTATGTTTCTATTTATGGAGACAATGTAAATTGGGATACGTTCGAGGAAAGAGTAGTTGAGGACGGTGCAGAATTTGAAGACAGCGTATGCCTACAATCTTTTTTCAATAACTACTCAATCGGTGCTGTTGACAAAATAGAAGTTTTTGGAGGTGGTAAAATAGAAACTATTAAAATAAATGTAATTGACGAATGTAAATATCAACCAAAGAAAATAACGTTTACAAATAAGTTTGGTGCGTTGCAAGATATGTACTTCTTTAAAAAGGCGGTTGAAAAAATGAATGTTTCAAAGGAAACTTATAAAGCAAATATTATAAACTCAAATAAAACATACAGCATAAGCAGTCATACAAATAGAGATTTTAATATTAAAGCAAAAGAAACAACTACTTTAAGCAGCGGATTTTTAAGTGAAGAATATAACGAGGTTTTTAAACAAATGATGCTATCGGAAAAGGTTTGGATAACGAATGTAAAAGATGGTGTAGAACAAGTATTACCAATCAACGTAAAGACATCAAACATCACTTATAAGACCTCTTTAAACGATAGGTTAGTTGAGTATACATTTGACTTTGAAAACTCTTATAACGTAATAAATAACATTAGGTAAATGCAAAATATACAACTATATATTGAGGGTCAAAGGGTTGATATGTTTGACGATGAAACTGTTTCTATAACAGACACAATTCAGAA